GCGCTTCACGATGTCGCGCTCGAATGCCGCACCCTTGTTTCTTGAATCTGCCATCGGGCGAGTTTATGCGAAAAAAAAATAGAAATAAAATTTTTGCGGGGTTACCTTTGCCGCGATCCTGCGATCAAGCCCTGCTCATCCATCCCCAGATTTTTGTTCATCCCGCAAAAATCGGGTGGGTAGGGTTCCTTCCTTTCCGCATACATATTTTTGGATACTGAGTGCGCCAAACCTTGCTATAGCTATCGCGCTCGCCGCGCTCGCTATATAGGGGTGTACGGGGGTCGCGCCACAGGCCGATCTCTCAGGCTTTTTCCGACCCTATAGGGTTCCTACTGCCGCGCACGGAATCGGCTGAGAGGCGCGTACAGGCGCTCAGAGAGAAGAAAACCAAGGTCGCGCAGCCTAGCGGCCTAGACGTGTGTCGCCTCTGAGCAGGGCGGGCCAATACAAGTAAGTTAGTGCTCACTAACATAAATGCGTAAGCCTTTGTTTTTATTGGCTTTTTATCCTATTTAACATAATATCGGCATTTTTCCGAGATTTTGAGGGGCTGGGCGGGAGGCGGGGCCAGAACGATGTTCGTTCTGCGAGTACATCAAACCGACGAGGTTAGTAGTCTTTGTCGCTCATCTCCCCGTCCACGCCCAGCAGCTCGTTAAGCCGGTGCTTGATGTCTTCCTTCGTCATCTTCTGCAAATCAGCGTTGATGTTCAGGTTCTGACTGCGGTGGATCGTGAGGCCAGCGAGCTGGTTCAACTCTTTCACTGCGCTAACCGCAGCGTTGTACGCTCCCGTCTCGAATGAAGTCTCGGCTATTTTCCACAGCATTGCTCCCGTCTTCTGCGGTGTGATCGCGTACTTCTCACGCATCTCATCCTGCTTGACCCGCACCGCTCGCGTGACCTTTGGGAAGTCGTTGCCGTTGAGCATCTTGGTCGCTGCGCTCGCAGGAAACGAGAACCCTGCTCTCCGCGCTGCTTCCGTCTGCCCACACGCGCCTTCCGTGTAGTGCCACACGAAAGCCGCTTGCATGTCTGTGATGCCAGCCTCTTCATCTGCAAGGAAAGCCTTTGGCGTCTCCACTAGCTGCTTGCGCTCTTTTTTCGGTCTACCCGGCTTGCGCTTTACATCGTCAGCCATCCGCTCTCCTTCAGCTCGTTGAACAACACCCGCGCCTCTTTCTCCGAAAGAGGCGCTTGCCCTACGCTCTCGCGTTCATCTGCATTCATCATAGCCCACTGCCTGAAGTTCTGCTCTTCGCTCGCGTCATCGTCCCACTCAAACTTTTTCATCTCGCTCTCCACAACCGTCAGGGTACGAGGGTGAGGGTACAGCGTCTCAAACTTTTTGAAAAACCTATACCCGTATTCCCTACTGCCTATAGGCTATATACTATTATTATTATTATTATTAAATAGTAGTACCCTACCCTACCCTGTTAATAACTACATACAAATCAATCACTTACACCAAGTGCAAGCAGGGCACCTTTCAGGGTACCCTTAAAACTCTTTGCTCCAAGTGCCACTAAATTTGTCGGCATTGCCAACTTCTACCTTTGTGTAGTCCAAGTCGTACACTTTTTTACCGTTACTCTTGCGCGGTTCCAGCCCGTGGGCTGCTAATACCCTGCTCGCATCCTTGATATCAGGCATCCTTGGCTGGCTTATTCCGAGGTCTCTCAGCAGCTTTGTCATCTGCACTGGCTTGGTCTGGGTGCTGGTGAAATGGACGTGCTCAAGGATGAGGTCTTCGACGCTAGACTGGGTGCGATAGTATTCATTCGAGTCCTGCAACATCTCTCGCTGCTCATGGTTTAAGTACCAGTCGGTGTTCGTGTACAGCGTCTCTTTGACCTCGGCCCAGAGCTGCTGCATATCGATCCCGTGGTTTGCATTGATGGCGGTCACAGGCACCACCCAGAAGCGTCGGTTGCCGCTGGTATCGGTCAAAAACTCACGGGCGTTGACGGAGGCGTAGAAGGCCGTGCGGCGCTGGTAGGTTGTACTGGCGCGGTCATAAGGTAGGCGCAGCTCGTCGCTCTTCTTCGTGACAAACGCCTTGAGCTGGTCGATGTCGGACTTCTTGAAGGTCGATTCAATCTCACCCAGCTCCACAATCCAGTGGCTCACTGCCTGCTTCACGCTGTCCTTGTCACTGGGGTTCAGCGTTGCACCCTCCAACAGCCAGCCGTTCTCGTAGTCGCATAGGCGCTTAAACCACAGCGTCTTGCCCAGCCCTTGAGCACCTTGGAACACCAGTATGCCCTCAAGTGCCACGCCATTGGGTTCACATGCCGCTGCTACGCAGGAAACCAGCCACTTAGTCATCAGCATCTCTTTCAGCGGCTCGTTGCTGCTGGTGATGGTTGCTAAGAACTCTTGCAACCTGCTCCTGCCATCCCACGGCTTGCTCTCCATCCACTCCTTCACAGGGTTGTACTCCCGCGCCAAGAGCTTGAGGTAGTCGCGCACCTTCATGTGTGGTACACCGATCTGGATGCAGCGATCCTCGATCTCAATCAGCGCAGACTCGTCGCGCATATCGGCAATGAAGTCGGTGTGAGGGATGATGATCTCCATGTTCTTCTTGATCACGTTGTAGCGCACATCGATCTGGTTCACCGTCAGTACACCGCGCACATTGTCTTTGGTGTTCAGCAGCCGTCCCTTTTCCGTTTTGTTCCAGTCGTATTCGACCGGCACCTCCACATGGTTCAGCTCAGGCATCAACTCACCCTCGATGGCGTGGTCGTTGTAGTCGCCCTTGCTCTGCGGCATCAACACCTCGGCCTGAGCACCGATACGCCTCACTACCTGCGCGGCTTTAATCGCCTCCTGTTCGCCTGTCTTTGAGTCATCGAAGTCTGCGATGAAGACGTGCTTGGCTTGTGGGAAGTAGCCGCTGATGGTTTCCGCGACTGGAGATAAGTTAAAGGCATCGAAACAAACCACGACTGGCTGACCCAGATCAGCAAAGTAACTGGCCCCTGTTGCGTAGCCCTCGACGTAGTTAATGGTGTGCGCTTGACGCATCGAGCCGGGGTCAATGACAAAAAAAGATCCCTTCTTCTTGGTGCCGGGGAGAAACTTCTTACCGCCTGCGTCATCAATGTACTGGAGTCCTGCAATCTTAAGCTTGGCATCGAGCACTGGTATGACCAGTCTGTCGCCGTCCTGCCGCAAACCGTGGCTAGTCACGCCCTTACGCTGTAAGTATGGGTTATCGTCTGTGGCTTCTGGGTAGCTATCCCACAGCTCTTTGGCTCGCTTTGCAGCCTTGGCTTGGCGCTCTTCTTTTTCTCTTGCAGCCTGCTCACTGAGCTGCCTGATCTGTTCCCGCTGCTCTGGGGTCATCTGGTGGCGCTCTGAGTTCTCAGGCTTCCACTTTGCTATCGGCTCGTCGTTACTGATCGTGCGGTCACCGCACCGACCAAACGGCACCTCTTGATCGAGCCAGACCTGATACCAACCAACAAGCTTTTGCTTGCCGTTAACGTCCATGTAAGCCCTGCCGATGTCACCACCAACGACCAAACCCTTCTGTGGGTCTGGGGTCATCCCGTTCTCGGCTAAGAAAGACTCGAAGTCAGCGCGTATGTCACCGCTCAATGGCCTGCTAAAATCCTTCTGATTGCCGTCGGTTATTTTCAATCCCATGTAATTTTTCCTTGCATCACGTTTTCCAAGATGTGCATAATAGTACACCTTTTTGCAATTACACAAGGAAAACGCGATGGGAATCATAGCATCAGGTGGTGGCGGTGGAGACTTCGAGCAGGTACCAGTCGGCACTCACAACGCAATTTGCTACAAGCTGGTTGACGCTGGCACCACAATGAACGAATACCAAGGCGAAGTGAATAAGCGCCACAACGTATTCATCTTCTGGGAACTGCCAGAGCTGCGTATGGACGATGACCGACCCATGTCGATCAATTGCCAGTACACGCTGTCCCTGAATGAACGGGCCAAGCTGCGTCAGCACTTGCAGGCGTGGCGCAACAAATCGTTTACCGAAGAAGAGCTGAAGTCGTTTGACCTCACCAAGATCTTGGGCACGACTTGCAAGGTCGATGTTGGTTTAACCAGTGGCGGTAACGCCAAGGTAGTCGGTGTCTTCTGCGCTGACGGTGGCGCGAAGAAAGCCGCTACGGTCAACGAACAGGTGGTTTTCGATCTGGAAGACTACTGCCGCGAGTTCTCTGGCGAGTCAGATGAAGCCAGCAAGAAAGCCTGCGACATCTTCGAGGAACTGCCCCGCTTCATGCAGTGGCAGATCGGCGGCTGCGACGAACCGGGTAAAGAACAAATCGATCCGTGCTTCGAGCTGCAAGCGGCGATGGCGAAGGGCAAAGGCAAGCCTGCGCCAGTAGCGGAAGAACCGAAACAAGAGGAAGCGCCTGCCTTGGCAGACGATGACTTTGAAGACGATATTCCGTTTTAGGGGGGCGACATGACTAATAAAACAAAATCAGCGAAGCTGCGTAGGTTTTTCAAAGAAAATCCCGACGCGACAACGAAGCAGGCGGCTGAGTGGGCAAAGTGCAGCTACGGCACGGCATGGTCAATCAAGCAGGAATATCTTGATGATCTTGAAAAGCGTTTAGAAGAGATAGCGCCAGTAGTAAGCGTGAGCGATGGCAGCACGGCTTCGTATTACGAGCTGCCAAAGGGTGCTACGGAGCTGCAAGACCTGATCTCATTTAAGGACATGAACGCTCAAATGGGCGAGATATTTCGTGGCGCATACCGCTACGGACAGGCATCTCACAGTGATCGGCTGCGCGATGCAAAGAAGATCCGATTCTACATCGATGCAGAGATCAAGCGACTGGAGTCGCTGTGAGTTTGCGCAGATTTGTCGAATCGGCAAGGATACCGACATTTACTTCGTATGCCGTGATAGGGGCATTTTTCGTCGGTTTATTGATAGGATTTGGTCTTGGCTAAGGGTTCCATCACGACCCTCCAACAGCGTTCCCGTCCGCTGAGCCAGAAGGCGGGATCTTTCAGGGCCGAGTGATTGAACACGCTCTCCTGCACGTTCCCCAGTCCGTGTGCCCGAAGACTGGGGCTTTTTTAGGAGAACAAGATGGATTTCAAAGTAGGTATCTACGAAGACCTCGACTACCCCACTTACGACTCGATCCCTGCGTGGCGATCTCACGATCTTAGCTCGATAGCTAGGTGCCCTTACACTTGGAAGAACCAAGTGTTCAACAACTCACCCGCGCTGCTTGAAGGCAGGGTGCAGCACACCGTGTTCTTGGAGCACCACAAGTTCTTTGACGAGTTTGCCATTGAGCCAGCGGTTGATAAGCGCACCAAGGTTGGCAAGGCCGAGTATGCTGAATGGCTCGAAGACTTGGGTGATCGCACTGCCTGCAAGCAGGATATGTACGACATCTGCATGGAGCGCCGCGAGGTGGTCGCTGACTTCATCCCAAAGCCAGAGCATCGCGTCGAGCTGACACTGTGCTGGATCTGGAATGGTCAGCCGTGCAAGGGCAAACTTGACTGGCACACTGGCACTGACATTTGGGATCTCAAGACCTGCCGTGACGCTTCACCTCGCGGCTTCAGGAGCGCGATCAACACGTTCCGATACCATCAGCAGGCTGCGTACTATCTGGCTGGCTGTCGAGCCGTTGGACTGCCCACTGAGAAGTTTTACTTCTTGGCGCAGGAAAAGGCTCACCCGTATCCGTTTGGTGTCTATACCTTGTCGGATGAAGCCATAGCCTATGCCGATGCCCAGAACGAACAGGCGATGGCTGTCGGCATTAAGTGCCGTGAGCAAGACCTGTACCTGCCGTTCAACCAAGAGGGGATCAAAGAGTTTGGCCTTTCTGACCTTAACTGAAGAAGAGAAAGCCCAAGAGAAGCAGTGGGCTGATGACATCAAATATCACGCTGCTCGATGGTGTTGGAACCGCAAAAAATACGCCACCCCAAACAACCCGCCGCACCGTAGAGTCACATGGGGGCAGTGGTTTGAGAAAAAGTTTGGCGAGCCGCTCGATGCGTATGCTGCTCGGATGGCAGAACAGAAAAGGGCAAAGGGTTGACTTCGCTTGACCTGTCCAAGCTCAAATCTGAGTTGGAGGCCAAGGACAAGATAAGCGAAGTACAAGAGGCGCTGATGAATTACGCAACCTTGATGGTTGCGTACCCAGATGCAAAGGAAGATCAATCTAGCCAGTGGCTCGAAGCCCTGAATGCTTGCAGGGTCGAGCTACGGCGTAGGTTTCGTCGGTAGCCAACTTTCAGTGTCCGAGTATTGCAATCGGTGAAAGTTGGCGTTTAGGGCCGCTTACGCGGCCTCTTGTTTTGCATGTTGACTAACGAAGTTAGCAATAGGGCCAGACCACTCCATCTCGAAAACATCGCTGTCGTAAGACTTTCGCTTGTAGGCGGCGACAAACCATCCGTCAATACGCTTCTTTACGTCGTATCGGTATTCAGTATCGCCGTGAGCTTCGTGCCCGTCCGTCAGTTCCGCTCGCTCGTTTGCCCACAAGAAGCAAGGTAGGAAGGGTCGGTCACTGATACGCATAAGATCGAGAGTGTCTTTGAAATAAGACGCTGCACCAGACAGGTATCCGTCGTGGTGGATGTAGAAGGTTGCGGTGCTGAAGCCGCTTTTGATTTGGTATGTTGCTCTTGTTGACATCACATTTTCCTTAGTTGGTTTTCCAAGACACCTTGCGGTGTTTCGGCTGGGAACCACCCAGCCTCGTCAGTTGGAGTTTAGATCGCCCTGACATTGTCAGGGCTGTAGAATCCTTCGGTGTCTCTGATTTCGTTGATCGCCTTGATTCTTTTTTTGGTGAAGCCCGTGATTGTTCCATACACCGGGAACCAGCCGTCATCGTCTAAATTGCTAGGCGAAACAAAGTTTTTGCAGTTAAGAACCACCCTTTGCCCGATTTTGTAGTTTTGGTCTTCCATCATCTTTCTCCGTTAGCGGGGAGGGTCATCCTCCCGACACAGATATAGTCTCATAATCCCGTGTCGTTGTACACACATTTGTGCAAAATAGTGTAAATAAATTTAGTTAAGCGACAAGCTCTGGTCGTTTCCATTCAAGCTCTGCGATCACCTCTTTCTTGGTGCCACGTCCGCTCACGATGCGAGTACCGTTCTCGGTAGCAATCCATCCGCTTCCGCTTTTGCGTACAACGATGTCCTCTGCGCCTTTGACTACCCACTCGGCAGCTTCGTTGCCGAAACCGTTGCCAGCCCAGTATGCGTCTGCTTTTTTGGTAAGTTTGATCATCACGTTCTCCTTTGCTATGCCAACTATTATACAGATTGCCGTGTCGTTGTACACATTTATTTACAATTAAATGCAGAAAAGTGCAAATTAGACCAAGCTATTGTAGTTTTCGATCAGCCTTTTCTTGTCGTAAAGCCAGAAAACAAGTAGGTAGCGGTCACCGCTGTCTACCGCTAAGCCACGGTGCAGGTTGGTGAAGGAGGGAAAGATCAGCGCGTGGCCGCTGGGCAGCGGACTCAGCACCCCGTGGCTGTGGAACTCAGTGCCACCGCCCTTGTACTCGTCGGTGTTCAGCGGAACCACAACGCTGATGTCGGCGCTTTCGTCGTGGTGCCACGCCCCTTTCTGCTTGTCCTTGGGATTGTAGTTGGCTATCTGAATCGAGGCCACGTCACGACAGTCTCTGTGGTACAGGACATTGAATATGGGGTTCAAGACGTTCTGCACCACAAACCACATATTGCGATACAGCTCAGGCGTATGCTCTTGCAGCACAATCTCTGGTATCTGCCTTAGCTCGTCCTCTTCTTGATTTGGCTCGAAGGGTATCTCTTTCTCCATCTGCTTGATCTCTTCGACCAACATCTTGCAGAACTGCCTGCGGAACAAGGGCACTCGATACACGTCTGGAAATATCTTCTTGCAGAGCTGGGAGACAGGCGTTTTAGGCAAGCTCTCCCGCCCATCCTGAGCGCGAAAGTCCGCAATCATCGGTACGCTTTCCTGTACGGCCTTGTACAGCGGCTGGTTGATCATCCAATGCGACTGCATCGACAGCATATAGTTTTTGATTTCATACATTTGTGCAATGATATACAATCCTATACAATTGCTCAATATTAATCAGAGAACCGTCATGGAAATCGAAGAACCAGTCGCCGCTGATCGACGGAGAAAGTCGCTGGCTATCGACCTAGAAACATACGAGATGCTGCGTGAGATATGCGCTAGAGAGCGCCGCACGTTGATAAGTCAGTTGCAGTTAATGATCGAAGAAAGACATGAAGAGCTGTTCAATAGGGATCGACATTGAAAAACATATTCAGAAAGAAGCCGACCCAGATACCGCAATCGTATCGGCCCGTGGCTAACGCTGACGAGGTTATCGACCTGTTCAGCAGAATGACCCTGCATCAACAGGCTGCGCTCTTACGGCTTTGTAGCCGCAACCTAATGATCGACTTCGAGGGTGAGTTCCATATGGGTTACGACTTTGACTGGAATGTCAGTGGCGCAATGATCATCGCCAGCCCTGCTGATATGGACGAACCAACCCTACCGATGCTAAGCGAGGGAAGCGATCCCGCCTAATGGCCCTCTCAAGCGCATAGCCAGCTCTCTATCCTTGTCTGATGGCAGGATGGTGGGCGACATAGCTGGGTCTATCTTGCCTAGTGCTGGGGTTGCTGATGGGCCTTGTGAGAGAGGTTCAAACGCAGATGCGCCACCACCAACTTGTGGAACCGACAAGCCCTGCAGCATAGCCTGTGGATCTTCTAACGGCTGCTCTGGCTGAGTCACTTCCTTGGCACTCTCGATCATTTCTATGCCTTGAGGCCCACGCTCTAACTGGCCCGTTGTTGGGTTGATCTTATCTGGCACCAGCCTGTCTTCAAGTATGTTGTCAAAAACCTCAAATCCTCCGCGAGTCGCAGCCTGAGTAACAAAATAAACAGTTGGCTTTATTGCATCAATGGCCTTGGCTAAGTCAGCCGCAACCGTTGGGTCAATCAAAGCTTCAATCAATTTGTCTTCGTAAACCTCTCGTTGAAAATTTATATTTGCCGCTGTCATGTCATCAAAACCGCGAACTATTAGACGTTGTGGTATCTCTAGAGCAGATCTGACAGCGCCAATAGCTATCCGCCCCAAACCGCGAGTCTCTTTGTCTAAAAGCTTTTGCATTGCTAATAGGGGTTGAGTAGGCGATCCGCCTTTTGAGGCAATAAAGTTGGTTGCCTGCATCATCTCAACCAGATCAACGAAGTTTTGAAGCTCGACTGGCTCCATGATTGCCTCAAACACTTTGGCTTTCGTGCCTCTGGCCTTTTCTGCACCTCGACCCATCATGGTCTTGCCCCTGATGCCCAGTCTACTCAGGAAGCGATTAGGCACTCCAAGCGGATTGGTGCTTGACGCTATCGCGTCATCAAACTGAGTGCGTAACCATGTGCCCTTTATGTTCTGCCAAACCTGCGGATCTTCCGTCTGAATTAAACGGCGCAGCAATGTAAGGTCTTTTGGCTTGATGTTTCCGCTGAATAGTTTTTGCGTCAGCCGCGCTGCTTGCTCCCCACCAAGCTCCGCTGCTTGAGCAAGATTGTTTACAACGCTTCTTTCTAACGCTTGCAAATGACCTTTCGACGGATCGTAAATAGCCGTAGCTCTTGCGTATTCTGGGTTCGCAGTCTTGAGCCTGCTCGATATTTTCTCCCTGATTTGGCTGACTTCTCTCTTTAGCGTTGCTTGAGCGTCTTTGGTTAAGCCTTCAATGAGGGGTCTAAAGTCGTTTCTCAGAGCGTTGTGCAGCATCTCAGTATTGTCTTTAAGTGCTAACGCCCCTTGGGTGCTCTTGGACAATCCAGAAAAATCTGTCAGGGCATCTAAAAGTTCTTGCTTAACACTTCTGGCTTTGCCTCTGAGATTCGGATCGGCCAAATCCATCTGCAATTGTCGTGCGATATCACTTACGTCGATTGGAGTTTCTAACTCAAAAGCGTTTTGATAAACAGGCGTTGCCCTTTCTTGACGCTTAGCCGCAAGCTTCTTGAGCACCTCATCAGAGGCTTTGGTTAAATCCACATCTGGATCAAGACCTTGCCGCCCAGACAGCCTAGATTTCTTCAAACCAGCTAAGTAATCGCCACGCAAAATTTCGCTAAAGAAAACGTCTGCCGCCTCTTCAACCTGTAGCTGTCGGTTGTGGTAGAAGTCCCAAAGCTTTTGCGAGCCGGGCTGCATCTGCAAGTAACGCTGAATGGCACCTGCGTTGCTCATAATTCCTTGAGCCTCTGCCCGTGTTAGGTCAACACCAAACCTTTCTTTGGCAAAAGCAACTTTTTCATCAATAGTTTCGCCGCCATCTCGCAAGATGGTTTCAAGCGCGGTCTTGCCATCTTTGCCGGGGAATTTAGTCGAGGCGGTTCTAAACGCGCTACCTGCTAACTGCGCGGCCTTGGTTCCAAAAGGAATAGCGCCAAAGGCAGAGCTAACCATTAAATCATCGGCAAGTTTTGACGTTTTAAGCGGCGGCCCGTCAAACGCTGCGGATATTCCAGCTCGACCTGCGTACACCACACCGCCACCAAAAGCCGTTCCACCAGCGCCGCCAGCAGCCGCTCCAAATGGGTTGCCAGTCAAAAAAGCACCACCAACTAAGCCAGCCGTCCCGCCGCCTAACTCGCCAAGAAATTGTGCAGTTGGGCCAACATAGCGAGCGGTATCGACAAGAAGGTTGTCTTTGAACTCTTTAACCACCTCGTTGCTATACGGGTCGATGTAGGCAATGTCTTCGTCTTCATCTAAGAAGTAGTAATCAACAGGATCTATGCCGCGCTCTACCAACTCTGGAAATCGTTGCTGTGCAAGCCATGCGGTTTGATAGCCTTGATCGTTTGACAAGCCCTGAAGTAGCGCCGTGCCGACACTCGACTTCTCTTCTTCTCGACTCATGAGCTGCTGCTCTCTTGGGGTAGGAGCGACCAACTTTGATGTCATTTTAAGCATGTTTTGTTCGTGCACTTCTTGAAACCCTTTCTTTTTCAAGAGGTCATCGACAGTCTCGCCGTCTGCCACGGTGTACTCAATGCCTTGGTAAGTTACCTGCGTGGTCATCTAGCTTCCTTCGGATTCAACATTTGAAAAATCCGTGACCATTGTTGAGCTTTTCACCTCTGGGCGCAAAGCCGTGCGAAGGGTTTTGGCATACTCGCTCTCTTCTGCGGCAAATCGACGCAGCTCACCAGTTTCTTCAGCGGTCAAAAACGGGTTCTTCTTCTGCCAGCCAATTTCCCAAGACCTAGCAATCCTAAGCCTATCTGAAGCAGTTTCTGCACCGTCCAAAATGCCCTCTTGGACGGCTTGGTTCCAGTCTTCCGCCCTTTTAATGTTTAGGTTGCCAATTCTTTGCAATAGCGCAGCTTGTTTCAAAGCACCTTCGTAGGTAGACGCAAGAGTTGGCGATGCCGACAAAAACAACCTCATTTCCATCTCGGTAATCGCGCCTTTTGTTTGGCCCACCAAAGCCATTGCGATTCTTGTTCCAAGCGTGTTCACAAGCTGTTGATCAGAGATGGTTTCATCAACAACAATCCCTAAATCGTCCAAAATTTGACGAGCGCCCAAAGTTCCAGCCTCAACTACACCAAAGCCGCCTGGCCCCAGCTTTTGTAGTTGATACAAAAACATGCTAGTTAATTGGTTTTGCGAAATGCCTTGTTTTGCTTCTTCTGCCCACTCTTTTTCTAACTCATTTAGCGTTTTTGCTGACTCTTTGTCGTAAGTGCTTTCAGGGGTGGTGCGAGAATCAATCGTGATCTGCGAGTCGGCAAGCTTAATTTGTTTAGCACCCGGCATCATTCGTATTGCAGCAACTTCTACTTGGTTGCGAGGGTCAACCTCAATGGTGGCAATCTCACCAGTTTTGGGGTCAGGAACCTCGTAAATCAAAGGGTCATACGGCTTGCCAGCAAGCTTGATCCTCTCAAGCTCTAGCTTGTTCAAATAATCTTTTGCTGCCCTTTCATCGGCCATAGCCATCTGCATGGCTTGCAAACCAATCTGTCGATCTAGCGCAAGACGGCTTTCTTTGTCTTTGCGTAAACGCTCGTTGAAGTTTGAGAATCCAATGCCTGCACTACGAAATGCGCCAGCAGTCGGGTCGGCAGATAGCATAGCCTTGCCAATATCCGAGGCCATATCGTAAAAAGTTGGGCGAGTAGACTGAGAAAAATATGGCGCAAGGCGCTTAGAGTATTTGTCAAAGCTTGCGTCAAAGTCAAAAGGCTTTGGCTGCAAAGCTTTAGCCATTTCGTCAATTTGATTTTGAACAGGATCTACGAGCTGTTCGGTATCTATGGGCTTCAAGCCTGTACCGCTGCCGTACTCCTCAATTGGATCACCGCTTAAACCAACAATCTGCCGCTCTAACTGCGCTCTATTTATCGCCATTACTGGTTACCACTCCCTGAAAGCCGAGTAGATGGGTTGAAGAAGTTACCCAACGCGCCCAACGTCGCAAGACCTGTACCCACACCCGCCTGCAACGCAGATGGGTCTGGCGCAAACTGCGTCTGGAACTGCGTCTGACCTGCTGGGGCCATTTGCACGAATGGCATCAAGGCTTGGTACTGAGCCAGTGGCGCTTGCTGCGCCTGCAACAAGCCAGCACGTTGCGCGTCAAGCTGTCGCTGTCGCTGCTGCTGAGTCATGCCGCCAATGCCCTGTAAGCCTGCTACATCCTGCATACCTGCCTGCTGAGCCTGCTGGCCCAGACCGCTCATAAAGCTGCCATAGCCCGTCTGGGCGGCTCCTAGAGCCTGTCCGCCAGCCGCTTGCTGCGCTCCAATCTGACCGTACTGACCTGCAAGAGCGCCAGCTACGCCCATGCCCGTTTGACCAGCTTGTTGTCTAGCCGCTGCGCTTTGCTGACCGTAACCAGACAGTGCTTGTCCTAAACCTGTGCCAGCAGCAAACCGCTGCTGCGCCATCTGACCTAGTTGACTGCCGAGCTGCTGCTGAGCACCAAGCTGCTGTTGAGCAGTTTGCTGCAACAAGTTTCCATAACCTGTGCCAGCCGCAAGCTTGGCTTGTGCCGCTTGCCCTAGCTGACCAGTCACATCACGACCTGCGCCATAGGCTTGACCACGCAGCCCTGCCAAACCAGCCGATGCGGTTCGTGCAGCCTGTCGCCGCCTTTCGTCTTCGCTAATAGCCGTCTGCTGAGCCTGCTGAAAGCCGCGTGAGCGCAGTTCGCCAACACTCTTTGCCAAACCCCTGCCAAGGGCTTCCGCCCTTTCTTCGGCGCTCAGACGCGCTCTGGAGCCAAACGCTGACTCTCCGCCTCTTTGTATATCTCCAGCAATCGCGCTGATATCTTGTTGAGCAAGACCCTCAGTTGCGTCTTGGATCATCTGCTGCACGACCTGATCTTCGTAAGGATCTTGGTACTTGGCAGTAGCTCCAGCCACATCGAAGTCACCAGCAGTTCCTCGCAATAGCTCTTCAGACTCGCCCAAACCACTACGAAGGCGCTGCGCCTCCGTCATGCTCATACCAACTGTGTCAGTAATGTCACGGCCAAACTCGTCGTATGTTCTGCGACCCTGCTGCCGAGCACGGGCTAAATCCACGCCAAACCGCTGCGTGTCACGCACACCTCGACGAGCTAAATCGCCCAAGTCACCACGAAGCCGCTCTTCAGCCGATATAGCCCTGCCACGGCCCTCCTGAGTGCCTCTGAGCGCATCCATGAGCGCACGGTCTCTTTGGTCACGGGCAAACTGAGCGCCGCTTCTTTGGGCTTCTAGCGCCCTCTGAGACGATATGGCTTGGTCTTCCAGACCTCTCTGGATCGATCCAATGCCTTGTTGACCTCGGCGCATCGCCTCTTCAATGAATGGCTGCTGTACGCCGACATTGGCCCTAGCCAACTCCATCGCCCTAATCTGGTCGGGGCTGAATCCTGCAATCTCTTGGGGTATGACAATCGGGCGACCTTGGTCATCAAAGAAGGTGCGCTCTGCTGCGCGAAAAGCGCCGGGTATGAACCCACCCTGACCATCCAATCCAAACAGCAGTTGCTGCGTAATAGGGTCAATGCGTTGCTCGGTCTTGGTTACACCAGCAACATAAGGCTGCGATGTACTGCCGCCCTCTTGGAACCGACGAACCCTAGCCAGTTGGCCCGGCGTCAATATGCTCATGCCGCTGCCCTCTTTGATTTAGGCTTATCTGCAAACTCAGCGAACAAATCCATCATCTCATACATCAAGGCTGTGCCGCCTTCTCTGCTTTCGCCGCCGTTTGGTGTCAGCGTGATGATACCGCCTTTACCCTTGGACAAGTCAAAAGCGCCAGCACCTCGTACTGCTTGACCTGTCATGACAAACTCGCCGTCTGACAGCATGGCAGGCACATCGTCACTGGTTTCTGTGCCCTCGCCGTTGATGCCACCGTTCATGCGCTCAAAGTCTTCTGTGGCTACGTTACCGCCCTTGGCGTAAGCCATCGGCATGACAGCGCCGCCATACCGTGCGGTCATTACTGGCTGCTGTGTTTCTTCGGCTCTTGGGGTTGGTCTACCACCACTTAGTGTGGGTATTGTTCCCGTTGGCAACAAACCGTACTCAACAGGGTTAGGTGCAGGCTGACCCGTGCGCCGTGCAATTTCGGCTTCGATGTTGTATCGGCCAGTTGATCCCTCTTGAGTGAGCGGGGTAAGGGCCACGCCTTTTCGGTTCTTGGCTTCGTCATAAGCCAGCTTGCCAAGCAAACCAGCAGCGCCGATAGCGCCCAGTGTTCCCAAGCCGCCTAGTCCGCGAGACCCAGAGGCTCCTGTTCCCGCTGTCCCGCCGTAATTGGTCAGGCCAAGCTTGTCCGTCAACCCTCCAAGGACATCACCGATAACGCCGTAATTACCAACCCCGTCAGCTCCGCCTCCGCTAAAAATGCCGCCAATACCACCAGTCCCGCCAGTCCCGCCAGCGCCAACGGTTATAGTTCCGCCGGGAAGCCTTAACATCTGGCCCGTAACAATCATGTTGGGATCGGTAATATGTGGGTTATTAGCCATCAACAAATCAAGCGAAATACCATTGTCAGCAGCGATCTGAGAGAGCGTGTCTCCAGCCTGAACTTGATATTGCTGGGAAGGCATGGGTTGTTGGCCGCCCAACCCGCCAATTCCGCCCAACACGTTGCCTAACGTCGTTTGGCCGCCGAATATGTTCCCGAACATGGAGCCGCCAGCGCCAGCTTTTTGTAAAGCTTGAATCTGCTGAACAGGCGTCATACCAGCTTTGCGAAAACCTTGAACTAAATTATTTACGTTAGGATCTTGTGTTAGCTGACGCAGACGAGAAACGGCATCAGCCGTCCGATCTGCTGGAGACATCCCCTGATAGTTTGCGGTTTTGAGTAAGTTAGGCAAGTCTTTGGTCAAAGCTTGAGCGGGGTTTGAGAATAACGAGCCAATGCCACCTCTCAGGCTTCCAGCGGTTCCTGTTAGACCCTTGCCAATTCCGCCCAAAAAGCTTCCGCTTCCAGCTTTGGTGATATCCCCAATGTTTTTGGTAAAGCTCCCGCCAGTCGCCAATGGGCCAGCTACGGTAGCCAAGGCCAATGGGCTTGCCCTGCCTTTAGCCACGTCATAAACAGTAAAGGCTTTATCTGCCAGCGCCGCTATCGGTTGCCAAGGGCCGGGTATAAACTGAGCCACCTTTGCAAGCGGCTTAATGACCTTCTTTGCAACCTTCTTGACGCTTTTCCAAGTCTTTTTGAACCAACCAAACTCTTCTAACCCAGTAATTGGGTTGAGGCTTGCGATACCAGCACCAACAACCGCTGCTTGCGGATCTATGTCTAGCTCGATAAGCCGCTTCTCAACAGCAGACTCAAACGCTGGATCATCCATTGACTCTGGTGGCAAAACGATTTCGCCGTTACGAAGATGCGCTAACGTGACATCACCACCTCGACCAGCCTGAGAAAGCTCCATAGCAAGGTCTGCCATAGGCGCGTTGGCACCAACTTCGGCAGCGCCTATCAAGCCGTCGATATATGATATTTCGCCTTCATCGTCGGTTTGACCGCGAGCCATCATCAACTCGCTAATCGCGGATTCTAAATCTTGGTTTGGGTTTTCAGACGGGGCCATGCTAGGAATTCCCATCCCCATGCTTTCCGATTCATCAAGACCCTCAACAGCGCCTTCTAGCAAGTCTGTCTCAAAGCCAGAATTAGGGCCGGGCATATCAACTTCACCCCCCTCTGCGTATTGCTCAACACCCATTGGCATATCTCCGCCAATCAGGTTTTGAATTCGATTCTGTAGCATTGCATCCATTACGGTGTACTCACAGTGACAGCCCCAACGCCAGCGGTAATCGCTAGTCCCGTTGGATAAGTTTGATGGCTATAGAGGTCTCTAAAACTATTACCGTCAAACGCTTGGTGTATTTGGTTAGTAGTATTGAAGATTATACTACCTGTTGCAAACTGAAGCTGACTGATTTCAGTCGCGTTAAAGTGCGGAGATATCGTGAAATCAACCGACCCAAGGTTCAATTCTAAGATACGAACCAGCCGGTTGAAGGTGTCCGAACTGACAGAATCGCCTTGAGAAAACGGCAACCTTGTCTCAAGCAGCTTGCTCATCCGCGCCTACCGCTGGGCTGGATTTCAATACGAGTCGAGCCAAGCCGCCACTTGTAGCCCTTCTGGTCAGCAGCCGCGTTGTCATCATCACTCTCAAACCGAAAAGCAACTTGCCGTGCCCTTGTACGCACATTGCTAAACGTGGTTGTCGGTGTGACCTGCGTGGTGGAATCGGTTGTTAGGCTTTGTCCGGGGTAATCTCTGCTCTTGAGCACGATGTTCATCGCAGGATCTACGCTAACCCCAGACTCGGTGACAAACTTCATATCAGGAATAATTTGCTTAACAAAAGTAAATGAGTCACCAGACGAGATGTCCAAGTCAGCACTTTCAATGAAAACTCCAGTCATAGCGTCTTCATAGTCATCAAAACCTGTTTCGTGCTCGAAAACACACTGCTGAGAGCTGCTCGTTGCGGTGGCATACGGTAGATCTTCTATGCCTGCGTCAAGCCATGCGTAACGAATCAAGCTGCCCACAGACCAATGGTTTTCTTCGTAGTTGTAAATGACGTATCGGCTGATCTCGCCAGTGCCGTCTTCAATGCTTGGGTAGAAGAACCATATCTCGCTGAACTCGGTATTCACGCCCATATGACATTTGAAAGCCTGATCTAAGTCTAAGTCTTCAAAGACGTACTCTTGCACAGTGCAGGGCAGGCGCTTGACCGAGCCACTGTAAAAGTAAAATCCTGTCTTGCTGGCATAGAACACGCCGTTTGGCGCATTCACAGCAGACTTTGGCGATAACAAGCCAGAACCCTCGTTAATCAAGTTGATCGCAAACGTCAGCGGTGGCCCGATAAAATTCATGCTGTACAGGCTGGTGTCGGTAAAGATCAGGATCTCCTGCCGAGACTTGATTCCGCCGACAATGAAAGAACCAGACGATAGGCGCAAAGAACCAGCCGTGTTGGTCGCTGTTGGCTCAAAGTCCAGCTCGTTCTCTTGATCTGAGAACGCCACCAACATGGGGTCAATCAACCCAGTGCGGACGCCACCTGATATCGGATCTGCACCAAGAACCACTAAATGGCGGTCTGTCTCTGACGTGATCACCTGAAGCGCCACTGTGGGCACTAGATTTGCCCCACTGACAGCAGAAAGCTCAAGCGCCCTGACGCTGGTTCCATTGTTTTCGACCCAACGATAGATGCCTGCGCCGCGAGGGTTGATGATCAGGTTCTCACCGTAGTTGTCATGCGTCCACAAACGGAGCTGGTTCACTGCGCTGATGGATGATGCAGAGCCAAAACCGCCAGAACTCCAAGTGCCCACGCCCCAGCCAGACGATTTCACGAAAGTGTCTAGCCCTACATTGATCTGGTAAGTGCCTACTACGCTTGCACCGCCGTTGCCTGTGTCCGATGCGTTAGCTGTAACCGTCGCACCAGACGTGTCTTTTGCAACGATTTCATAAGTGTTAGTGCCCGTAACCAGTGATATCTGGTATTCCTGATTCAGCACGTCCGCTGTCACGTTACCGCCAAGGGTGGCCGCTCCGCTGAATGTCACGAAGTCGTTGGTTACTGCGCCATGAGCAGAGTCGGTTACTGTGATCGTGGACGAGCCGTCAGTTGCGGCGAAGGTAACATCGCCAGCAGCAGTGGTTGCCCTGATAGGGGTAATGTCGTAATAGGCATTACCTTCTTCGATGTAATACTTAAACGTCGAACCGACGCCAAGGTATCGAACACCGCCAAGGCTTATCCAAGAATGAAGTGCTCGGCCTGTGCCAAGGTAATAATTTGAGCCGAGCTTTTGCCAGCCGCCTACTTTTTCGACACGACCCTTTCTGAATCTAACGAGGTTACCGTCTACCCATCCGCCTTTAGCCGAGTAGTCGGTGCCCTCCTTGTCGATGCCCGGTTGAAACTCTAGTGTTTGTAGCGGCATGAGCCATTACGCCAGCCGAATGATCGCGCCAGTAGCCGTGGGGCTTGGGAAGACGATAGTGAAATCGCCAGCCGTACTGGTTTTATCACCACCAAAGTCTATGACCGCAACCGCCTTGTCGGACTGATCGTCGTTGTAAATCATGCACCCTCGCGCAGTGATGGTAGCCGTGCCGAAGGTTAGATCAGCAAAGTCACAAACAGCAGTCGTGCCAGAGGTTGTTGGGGTTACCGAAGTAACTGTCGCGCCGCCCGAAGTGTAGTTGGTGCCGCTGGCTTGCCCCGTGGTCGTAAATGCCGTTGTAGCAGCACCCAAGGTTGCGCTGGACGTGTATAGCGCAAGCTTGAAAGCATCGCCGGTAGATGCTGTGAAGTTGTGAGTTCCAACCAAAAGCTCTTGCTTGAAGCTAGTAGGGATTGCAGAGGTGATGGCCATATCAAAGCTCCTTGATTATCTTTGCCATGTCTTCATGCCCCTGAGACGCAAGCAAACCGCGAATGGTTACCCTGTCAGAAGCAATAGCGTTCTTCATTCCTGCCAAGATTATCGCATAAATATGGTTGCGGAAAGCCTCGGCCTGCAATCGAATGTGCGGCTCAGCTTCTGCTGATATACCTAAAATCTTCTTAGTTGTCTCCGTTGCCCAAAACTCTACGTCATGCCCACGGTTTTCAGTCGTTGAAACCATGACCTGACCCAGCTCTACTCTACCTTGCGACATAACTACCCCTTATACGGTTCAGGTGAAGACGGCAGCTCCACCGTCTCTAACTTGTGCTTTTTGACCATCTGTGCCAGCTCTGAGCGGTTGCAGACCACCCACTCTCCCTCTGGATTTGGCATCGCTATCTTCGGGTTTGGTAGTCGGTGATAGCCGTAGAGCCTTTCCTCTATCGGCACGTTCTGATCGAGCAAAGACGATCTAGGGCTTACGCCAACCTTGACCCCGATGGCGATCATTTTGCAAATCCAAAACTCAAGGCAGGCTCTGCCAGCCTCTGCGAAGTGCAGGTTGTTTTTGTAACTGAAATCCATGCCAAACAGATCGACCTCGCCCACTTTGTTCCACGCTGCAAACGCCAAGGCATAAGAAACCGTGGTGTTCATGTAAGCGCAGCGTTGGTCTTTGATGACCTCTTCAAGCGGATATTCAACCAGCGCAGGTACGCGCTCATCTAGCTCACAGGTGTATATCGGCTTATCAAACGTAGGCAGGAGCTTTCGCATTACGTCGGTTTGGTTGCCTGCATCATCGGTATCTAAAAATCGACTAGCAGGGTCAAGCATAAAAACACGATCACAGTCGAAAACCGACAAGGCTGAGTTAATGACCCAAACCTCGTCCCACTCGACGCTGTTTTCTTTACCAATAACATAGTCGATCTGGGAGGCTCCCAGACCAATGATTGCTACTTTTTTGCCCTCAAGCTCT